GACTATGGCGTGCCGATGTAGAATATATCGAAGGTGAAACAGTTAGATATCGAGGATCACCTAGCGAGTCATATCAGTATTATCAGTTAGGGGATGCATTTTTAGGCCCAGACAGTACATATCGAAGTTACAATGAAGATCCCTCAGACAGTGTAAATTGGCAACAAGTTGGAGACAGCACCACCACTTCCAGCGGTAAGATTTTTGTTTATAAGAAAACTGAATACGATTCCTATGCACTCACTCAGATGATCAACGCCGGCTCGTTGTCGTCGTTCACTGACATTGATTCTGGATTAGTTATCAGCACAGGGGATCAATTTGGGTTTAGCATGGACATGGATTCCAACGGAACAATCTTGGCTGTTTCTTGTCCTAGATCAGATGTAAACTATCAAGATCAAGGTGCTGTATTTGTGTTGGAACTAGATCAACCAGTTACTGAATACCGTGTGAAACAACGTTTACAGAGCTATGAAATATATGCCAACGAATATTTTGGCTTTGCTGTATCAGTGAGTCCTGATAGTGCGAAAATAGCTGTAGGTGCTAGAAATACCAAAACTCCATTTCCTATCAACTTTGACCTACTAGAAGGTACTACATTCGACAATAGCAGAACACGATTTTATGTAGAACAAGGATTTACTGGCGGAGTCTATGTGTTTGATAAAAAAGATCAAATATTTTTCCTCACAGAAAAGCTCGACAGTGATTTACAAACAGATGAATCATTTGGTCACAGTGTAGATTGTGTGGGTACAAAGTTGCTGGTTGGGTCTCCTTACTATAGAAATTCAGTGACAAATACCTATCAAGGAATTGCTCGCCTGTTTACTTCCAATGCTGCCGGGGCAAGTTGGACCACGTTGACCAACCAACAGCCATTGGTCGATCTAAGAAAAATAAAGAAAATTGAACTCTATGACAATGTCAAAAATGTAAAAATACAAGATATAGACTACATTGATGCTGCTAGAGGAAAAATATTAAACATAGCTGAACAAGAAATAAAATATAAAACTTCCTATGACCCCGCAGTATATACTGTAGGTACATCATCGGTGGTAGTAGATCCCACCATTAACTGGTTGGAAAAAAATGTAGGTAAATTATGGTGGAATACTGGTACCGCTAAGTTTCAATATGCAGAACAAAACGATTCTGCTTATAGAATAGGAAATTGGAATCAAACAGTTCAAGGCGCTAGTATTGATGTTTATGAATGGGTAGAAACAGTGCTACTACCCAATGAATGGGCAGCTTTGGCAGACACCAATGCAGGACTAGCTCAAGGTATCAGCGGACAGCCGTTATATCCCAACAATGATGTTTACAGTGTGAAATTTTTCTTTAGTTCTACCACTGGCCAAGTTTCTGAAACATTATACTATTACTGGGTTAGAAGCAAGGCCGTGACTCCAACTAACATGGCTGATCGTACCCGATCAGCAGCTGAAGTAGCAAACTTAATTTCTAACCCCTCAGGTACCGGTATTGCATTTGTGGCATTTTTGCAATCAGACAAATTTTTGAGTTATAATTTTAAATCAATTATGCAGTCCGACACCGCTCTGATAAATCTACAAATTAGAAAAAATTTAGAATCACAGATTCCTGTACACAATGAATATCAATTGCTTACAGAAGGTGTGGCTGATAGTTTGCCTTCTGCTAAACTAGAAAACAAATGGATTGACAGTCTTGTAGGGTCAGATATTGCCGGCAATCGAATTCCAGATACATCGCTATCAGCTAAACAAAAATACGGAATCGAATATCGACCCCGTCAGACCATGTTTGTTGATAGGATTTTAGCACTAAAAATTGTTATAGAATATATCAATAATATTTTACAAAAAGAAACGTTTGCAGAAACCATAGATTTTACCAATCTCAGCAGCGTAGATACTGTGCCTAGTTCTGCGTTAAACCTTTATGATGTGGTGGTAGACACTGATACTGATCTTCAAACAGTGGGAACAACCAACACTCGCCGTGCTGTGTTACGAGGAAATTTAATTAATGGTGAATTAGATACTATAGACATCGTGGATCCGGGATACGGATATAAACCTAAAGAATTATTTGATCAAGAACAAAGCGGAATTTATATTGGCCCCCCACTTATTATAGCCGGTGACGGAATAAATGCCACAGCAGTTTGCCATATTGACGGCCAAGGCCGTGTGATTGCTGTGGTAGTAACTAATCGTGGTAAAAAATACAGTAGCATATCTATTCAGGTTAGATATTTCTCTGTGTTAGTAAACAACGATGCTACTTTAAATAATTTCTGGAGTATATATTCTTGGGATGATTCTCGAAAAATCTATTTCCGTAGCAAATCCCAATCCTTTGATACCACCAAATATTGGAGTAAAATAGATTGGGTTCGTACCGGATATAACAGCAATCTTCGAATAATTAAAGAATTGAACAGTATCTACGAAGTAGTCGATGCTCAAATTACTATCGGTGATATCATAAAAGTCAAAGAATACGCTGCTGGCGGCTGGGCAGTATTTGAAAAAATCTCGGACACTGCTGAATCGTTCCTAGACAGGTACCTATTAGTCAGCAGACAAAACGGTACCATCCAACTAAATCCATCATTATATGACACAGGTATAACCGGGGTTGGTTTTGACAACACACAAGCATTTGATACCACAACATATGACATTGAAAATTCTAGAGAATTAAGAAATATCTTCACAGCGATCAAACAACAAGTGTTTATCGGTGACTATGCAGTAGAATGGAACAAATTATTTTTTGCTTCAATACGACACGTGTTCAGTGAACAGCAATATGTAGATTGGGTGTTTAAAACCAGCTTCCTAAATGCCACACATAATATTGGGGCGTTTGAACAAAAAGTCAATTACAAAAATGATAATTTACAGAGTTATCAAGAATACATCAACGAAGTTAAACCATTTAGAACCACGGTTAGAGAATATGTAAGTCGTTATGATACACCGGAACCCTATCCATCGGCAGTGGCTGATTTTGATTTACCACCGTCATATTCAATCTTTGATGGCCGCGCTAATCCCGTTAATGCGTCATCTGCAGAAATATCGCAGTATCCATGGAAATGGTGGGCAGATAATAATGCTTACACGGTGACTGCTATAGAAGTGTATCAACAGGGTTCAGACTACACTACTCCCCCTAAGGTGTTGATTAGTGGAACAGGCTCAGGCGCCACTGCTAAAGCATTTATCTCCAACGGCAAAGTTTCAAGTATACAGGTACTAACTGCAGGAGCTGGGTACACCACGGCTCCGACGATCACATTGGTAGGCGGAAACACTCCTACCTCTATTCAAGCTAAAGCAGTATCGATCATAGGTGATTCTCAAGTTCGAACATTTGGTGTCTCAGTGAAATTTGATAGAATTTCTACAAGCGGAATTTACAACACCTTTTCACAGACACAGACATTTACGGCCACAGGTAGCAGTGCTGTGTTCTTGTTGAATTACTCGCCAACAACTGACAAATCGAAAATTAAAGTAACACAGAAATCATTCGCAACTAAAAAAACACAAGTGATACTAGCCAGCGAATATACAATCAATCTATATTATCAAGCCACTGATAGTTATTCTTTATTGCGCGGAAAACTGACATTTAACTCAGCTCCGCCTAAAGATGATGAAATCACAGTGATCTATGACAAAAATATTCTGTTATTAGATGCTGTGAATAGAATCGATCAATTCTACTCACCCGAAGAAGGCATGATAGGAAAAGAACTAAATCAATTGATGACAGGTATTGACTTTGGCGGAGTTAGAATCCAGGGTACTACATTTGATGTCACTGGCGGCTGGGATGCTCTGCCTTGGTTCACAGACAACTGGGATTCGGTAGAGTCTAGTTCGGATTATTATCACATTGCTGATGGCAGTACCGCTACAGTAACACTACCGTATATTCCAGCTGCTGGTCAACAAATCAATATCTATATCAAACGAAAGAATACTAATATCACTGTACGTGTTGATGATGAAAATTATTCACAGGTGCAGGATTCTAGCACAGGCACAAATCCCACAGCAGAAATGCCAACATTTATTGGCGATGGTATAAACGCAGTAGTGGCCATTGGTGAATATCTAAGTACTGTAGACGGAGATATATTAATTTTCCGTCCTATAGAAAGTGACGGATCTGTTGTTATAACAGATGCCAATATTTTAGATACCAAACTCAGTGGAGGATCGCTGTCGTCGATCAACGGAGCATACGTTACTGCAACTGGAACAACTGCAGAAGAAATAGCTATCACTGGGGGTAAATTCATAGATCCTACCGTGGTTCCGGCCCCCGAAGAAAATGTTCCCGGGCAGGTTATAGAAAGTGTCTCGATCAAGGTATACAATAACACAATTTCTGGTGCAGCAACACTACAATCCAACGTAAAAACAGCCAACGGTACAGATACAGAATTTGCCATAGGACAAACAGTGTTAGAAAGTCAGTCAGTGTTTGTGTATGTGTCTAACACACCAAGAACTATTAACACACACTACACTATTGATCTTCAAACAAATACCGTAAATTTCTTAGTAGCTCCATTAGTAGACGAATTTGTGGAAATACTTAGTATAGGAATCGGTGGTGTTGGTATTTTAGATTATCAAAGTTATACCGCAGATGGAACCACCGGATTATTTTTAACTAATGCTAATTATGATAATACCAGTAGTGTATTTGTTAGTGTAAATGGCACACAAGTTGATGTGGGATTCCGTAACAGCACAGATGTAGTCGATGCCGTGGGAAAAACTTTGATAGATTTCGGAATCACTCCTACTGTAGGTGATGTAGTTAAAATAGTATGCTTGGAATCAACAGACGATATTGATAGTTCGGGATTGTCTTTGGTACAGGTCAATACTCAGACTTTCTACTTTGAAGGAAGTACAAGAAGTTTTGAGATCACTGGCTTTAGTGAATTAACTAGAGGGTCGACTCTAAGCTCAATGATAGTCGAAGCCGCCGGTCAGTTGTTGAAAGGGCCTGATACCGTGTATGCTGTCTATGACGGTACCAATAATATATTCTCTCTAGGTTTAGATCCACTTGAACCTGGCGGTAGCATATTGCCAGCAAATCTAAAAGTTTTTATAAACAATATACTTAGAACATTTATTGTAGACTATACTCTAGATGGACCTGCTAAAGTGCTGACTGTTAACGCATCTAAATTATCCATCGGCGATGCTATTAAGATTGAAAATGATCTTAGAGCAGAATATTCTATACAAGATAACACTATCACTATCGACTCCGCATTTGACTTTGGATTTCCTGGAGATTCTACAGTATCTGATTCGACATACCCTGCAGTTAATGTTACCTGGTTTGGCGAGTATCCATCTATGAATATTGTTCAAGATGAAAGCAGTGGGGGTCAAGTACAGCATCAATTATCAAGATCTCCAATTTCAGTAAGTTATGTGTGGGTATATAAAAACGGACTTCGTTTAAGACAAGACAAAGATTATTATGTGAGTTTGCCTAGAGCGGTGGTATACATCACAGTGGACTCAACTCCTGCAGATACTATAAAAATTGTGAACTTTTCCAATGATATCTTTAAATTACCGTCGGCCTATGAAATTCACAAAGACATGTTAAATGTGTTTCATTACAATAGATTTTCAAAAGATGAATGTAAATTAGCCAAGGTGTTAAACTATTACGATACAACAATAGAAGTTACTGATGCTACTGGACTGTCTCAGCCAATAGCCAATAGAAACTTACCAGGTGTTGTGTTCATTCAAGGTGAACGCATTGAATACATGTCCAAGTCGGGTAACACGTTGAGTCAACTACGTAGAGGTGCTCAAGGAACATCTATAGCAAACACATATGCTCAAGGCACGGTAGTGGTTGATGTAGGATACAGTGAAGTTATACCTTATAACGAAGTTCAACAACGAACAGATTTTACCAGTGACGGTAGCACATTGTTAATTGGGCCGCTAGATTTTATACCTCAAAAGGGAACCAGAAGCGGTACGTGGTACAGAAACGCTATACCAGTAACCCATGGTCCTTGTGATCAAATAGAAGTTTTTGCTGCAGGTCGTAGATTGAAAAAAGATCCTCAATCTGTCTACGTAGAAGCCAATGGTGCCGCCAGCCCAGCTGCAGATCAGATACAAGAAGCTGAATTCAGTGTAGACGGCGTATCAGCACAGATACGACTTACCACTGTACTACCAGCAGGAACTCGAATTACTGTGTTACGCAGACAGGGTAGAACCTGGCATACTAGAGGAGAAACCACAGCTACAGACGGTGTGAGTTTGATAAATTCAGACACCGCAATAGCTAGATTCATTGTGGAAAAGACCACAGCTATACCTGAATAAATACATGATGGAACAAAAAGAGATCAAAATGCCAAATAATCAAGATCAACCAATAGTTACTCCTCAAGATCGTCCAAACGAAACGGGCGGATTTCACTTCGAAGGACATATAAAAATTCATGATCCTGAAACCAAAGAAGTTTTTGTGGACAAAAGAAATGCCATTCACTATGAAAATATGAGTGTGGCCATGGTCAACAGTCTAAGCAATCAAGGCTACGGAACAGTGTATCAAATGATTTTTGGTACAGGTGGAACCACAGTAGATCCTACAGGACTTATCACGTATCTTACCCCTAACACAGTCGGAGTAAATTCTAGTTTATATAATCAAACCTATCAAAAAGTGGTGGATCAAAACGCCATCGAAAATCAAGATCCGATTAGAAACAAAATGGAAATTAGACATATCAGCGGCGCCACCTACAGTGATATTTTGATCAGCTGTTTGCTAGACTATGGTGAGCCCTTAGATCAAGAAGCCTTTGACAACAGCGTAGACATGAGTGGTGAATTTGTATTTGATGAATTAGGATTAAAAGGACTCGGCCCAAATACATCAGACGGCAAGCTACTGACACATGTTATATTTCATCCAGTGCAAAAAAGTTTGAACAGATTGCTACAGATAGACTACACCATTCGTGTGCAGAGTTTAACTGGCTTTGCTGAGGTATAAACATGCCATACATAGTTAATTTTACAGATAACGAAAACAAAAGTCCTATCACGGTATTTGATAATACTTCTAGCACAGATACCAGCCTAGTGTTCCCCGGTCGAAATGTCACAGGCTACGGACAAATCATAGCAGAAAACTTTTTATCACTGCTGGAAAATTTTGCATCTACTGATCAACCAGTAAATCCAGTAGAAGGACAATTATGGTATGACAGCACCGGTGGCACACAAACTCTTAAAATATGGGATAACACTGCCTGGAAAGCAGCGTCAGGCATACAGAAAGGCGTTAGCCAACCTGCGGTTGAGAACAGTAAAGTCGGAGAACTTTGGGTAGATACCACAAATCAACAACTGCGCATATTCACTGGTACAAGATGGATTTTAGTTGGTCCTACAGAAAGTTCAGTAGGTGGTTTAAGGTATGGACCAGTTATAGAAAAAATAGCTGATTCCGACAACGTAGACAGATTCATATTGGTATTTTACATTGCTGACATTCCTGTAATTGTTATAAGCAAAGACAGCTTTACTCCTAAAACTTTAATAACTGGATTTATTACGGTAAAATCTGGAATAAACATAAGTGCTCCGGCCGACTCCACTGAAATAGCTAATTTTGTAGGCGGTTTTTTGCCCCTGCTCAATGGTACCGCCAAAAATGCCCAAGCACTACTAGTGGGCGGAGTAGAAAAATCTGCAGGAACATTTCTTAGATCAGATACCATTAACACAACTGACTATGAAATAAAAATAAAAAATAACAATGGTCTTTCTATCGGAGTTGACGAAACATTTAAATTGTTATCGACTACATCATCTAATAGTATATACAACTCTGCGGCAGGTAGTTCTCTTGATTTACAGACTAACAGAAACGGAATTCCTGCAACAATACTTAGAGTAATAGATAATCTTGTAGGAATAAATCAAGAAAATCCAACAGAATCTCTGGATATTATTGGTAATTTTAAACTCACAGGAACACTGGTATCTACCAACACCACAGCTAGTAGTAATTTGAATAATGGTAGTATACGCACCCTGGGCGGCGCAGCGATTACTAAAAACTTAATTGTGGGAGATGGGATAGATGTTACTGGAATTCTACAAACCAATACTATCCAACCAAGTCTCACCAACACTTATGATTTAGGCACAGGTTTAAAAAGATTTAATAATATACGTGCTAAAACAGTCATAGCAGATACTATACAGGGTGTGTTAGAAGGAAATATCAGCGGCAACGCCAACACTGCCACTGCCCTAAGCACAGTGACCAGCTTTCAACTAGCGGGCGATGTGGTGTCACCAGCAGTGCCATTTGACGGTCAGGTAGGTGCCGCAACAAAAATCTTCAATGCTACTCTTACTGCAAACATCATAGCAGGTAAAAGTGAACCATCACCTAACCGGGGTAAAAAGGGAGATTTTGTATTAACATATAGACCAAGTGAAAGTACTTTGGCTAGTTCGGGATTGTTGAAACAGACTAGAGAAGTTTTCATGGGAGATTTAGCTGTGCCAATTGGTGCAATATTACCGTATGCTGGCGGAACTACACCTGATGGGTATTTGTTATGTGATGGATCAGAAATTGAAAGATCAAAATATGGTGATTTATTCGACATTATTGGAGTTACATACAATGGAGCTACTGCCCTGGCAGGCGTGAACACATTTAGATTACCCGACCTTAGGGGTAGATTTGCTCTAGGTAAAGATAACATGGATAATGCAGGAACTATTCCAACATCAGCAGGCCCTTATATAGACGCAGGCGGCGGCACCGCAGGCCGTGTTCCAGACGTGCAG